GGAAAGGGAGTACTTGGGCTTATATCGGCGATGACGGAATCACATGTAATAATTGTGGACTACGACAGCCCCCAGATCAGTTTCAGCATATGCCATCTGGAGAAATTAAAAGGAAATGCAACACTTGCAGGCGTAATCAATCCGCACTTGTGAAACGACTGAAAGAAGAAAATCCGTATCCTGATGATGATTACGAATGCCCTATTTGCAAAAGGGACATCGACGAAATCAGTAAACATGGACAAATGCGTATGCAAACGTGGGTACTGGATCACTGTCATGACTCAGAGACATTTAGAGGGTGGCTCTGTTTCAATTGCAATAGTGGCTTAGGACAATTTAAAGATGAACTGCGTCGCATCAAGAACGCAGTAGAATACTTAGAGGAGCATCAAAATGAGGCTGGTTCTTGACGTAGAGAACACTGTAACAAAGCGAGACGGTAAATTACACCTAGACCCTTTTGAGGCACAAAATACATTAGTAATGGTTGGTCTTTATCCAGAAGATGGTGAACCTATGCACTTCACGTTTGATCACAATGAGTATGATTGCGATTACAAATATCGCAAACGTGACTGCGATCAAATACAAGAGATTTTAGACAAGACAACTTTGTTGATAGCGCACAATGCTCCGCACGATTTGATGTGGATATGGGAAACGGGATTCAAATATGATGGTGCTGTCTGGGACACTATGCTTGCTGAATACGTACTCCAACGCGGTATCAAGCAGCCCTTATCCTTGGAAGCAGTTGCAGAAAGGCGAGACTTACCATTTAAGAAACAAGACACTTTAAAAAACTATATGAAGCAGGGTATGGCTATCAACGCCATCCCTTACGAAGAGTTAAAAGAGTATCTTTACGCTGATCTACAAACAACGATGAGTCTCTACAACGATCAATATGCAGACATGCGAGATCAGGCGAATAGAGATCTAGTGCCTGTTGTCGATCTGACAATGGAGACTTGTGTGTTACTAGCCCGCATATACCGAACTGGATTTACTGTAGACAACGATGCACTTGAACATGTACGCAAACAGTTTGAAGCAGAAAAATTATCACTTATACGTGATTTAAATGCACAAGTATTATCACTTATGGGTGATATTCCTATTAACTTAAACTCTCCTGAACAACTATCGTGGGTCATTTACTCACGCAAGCCGAAGGATAAAACACAGTGGGCTAATGATGCTGATCCGTATATGAACCCTAATGACTTCAAGCGGTTTGTAAAAGACTCAAGCAATCCAGTCAGGCGCACAAAAGCACGTAAGTGCCCAGAATGTAACGGCAACGGCACTTATTTCAAGAAGAAGAAAGATGGAGCAGATTTCAAGAAGCCAACCAAATGCGCTACATGTAACGCGAGAGGGTACGTTCTTGATGAATTACCAAAGCTTGCAGGACTAAAATTTAATCCGCCTGGACCGAAATGGCATAGTGCCAACGGTTTCAGTACAAGTAAAAGTAATTTGGAGTATTTAGAACGTGTCGCGCAGTCGAAAGGGATGGATGAGGCGGTTAGTTTCCTCTCCAAGATTCGTAGACTCAGTGCTGTTGATACTTACCTTAGTAGTTTCGTGGATGGTATCAGGACTTTCACTAAGCCAGATGGCAAGCTTCATGTTCGCCTTACTCAGCACATGACTTCCACTGGACGCTTCTCAGGGCGCGATCCCAATATGCAGAATATGCCTCGTGGTGGTACATTCCCCGTGAAGAAAGTGTTCGTATCTCGTTGGGAAGGCGGCAAGATCATGGAAGCTGATTTTGCTCAACTAGAGTTTCGTGTGGCTGCTTTTCTGTCACAAGACGAAACAGCAATTAAAGAAGTCAAGGAGGGTTTTGATGTCCATTCGTACACCGCAAAAGTCATTTCGGAAGCGGGTCAGGCAACTTCAAGGCAGGAGGCAAAGGCACATACATTCGCTCCGCTTTACGGAGCAACGGGCTTTGGAAGAACACCTGCAGAAGCAAGATACTACGAACACTTCACAGAAAAATACAAAGGAATCGCCAGATGGCATAAACAATTAGCCAAAGAAGTGCTTATTCACAACATGATTACGACACCAAGTGGTCGTCAATTTAAGTTTGAGAACGTCAGGCGCAGACGCAATGGTACGATTACTAATTTCACTGCAGTTAAAAACTACCCCGTACAATCGTTTGCTACTGCTGACATTGTGCCTGCGGTCTTGCTAGAGATAAATTCTGCAATATCAGAGTTGAACTCCTGTATTGTAAATTCTGTGCACGATTCAATCGTTATTGACATTCATCCAGACGAGGAGAAACAAGTACTGGATGTCATTAAGAGTATTAATAGTAACTTACACGGTATCATTGAAGATAGATTTGGTATTGACTTCAACGTACCTCTTGCACTAGAGGCTAAGATGGGTGTAAACTGGCTAGCTCAAGAAGATGTCTAAGGAGACAACTAACATGACTACACAAATCGCAACACTTGATTCAAGTAACTTTGCTGAAATGGCAAAAGCGATGGGCATGAGTGCTGACATGGAAAAAGCACCTGCTAAATCTTCAACTCTCCCACGTTTACGTATCTGGAATCAGCCAGTTATGGGACAAGTGGAAGTAAAAGGTAAAGTAAAAAATATGGAAGTAGTTCCAGCGGGCATGTACCGTTTGCAACTACAAGACGACAATTTTGTTTACGCAGAAAATGTAGACATCCGTGTCTTTGTACAGCGTTTTATGTACAAGCGGTATGACGCAGAAAACAAATTGTATGTAAAAACATTGATGGCTGAAGATCTAAATGGAGATCTCAAAGACAATGTAGGCGGACTAAACTGCGGAAAGCCCGCAGGATATATTAAAGATTTTCAAGCACTTCCAGACGATTTGAAGAATTTAATTAAACAAATTAAGCGTGTCCGTGTACTACTTGGCGAAGTCAAACTGACTGGTGCAGTCGATTCTGAAGGCAATGAGATTGAAGATTCAGTCTATCCGTTTATCTGGGAGATTGATAATAAGGACGCTTTTAAGACTATGGGTTCCCCATTTTCTACGATGGCCAAAGAAAAGAGGCTGCCGGTTCAGCATTTCATCACGTGTGGTTCTGAAGAGCGTAAGTTGCCAACAGGTGCTTCTTTCTTTTTGCCCACGGCAGATCTTGATCTCACTAACGCTGTTGATATTACTGATGAAGATCAGAAGAAGTTTTCTGATTTCATTGAGTGGATAAACAACTACAATGAGTACATTGTTAAGACTTGGAACGAGAAACGAGAAATCAAGATGTCTGCTGAAGAGGAAGATCTTGTCGAAGATTTTATCGACATTGATGATGACTCAGTCGTTGTGGAGTCTTAATGAATATCACACATCCAAACGAAATCAAGGTGCATCGTTATCTTGAGGATGTTCGCAAATCTAAACGTGGCATTTCTGATGCCACGATTGCTCGTATTCTCAAAGATATTAACGAAGCGTTAAACAAACAGTTCAACAATAATGAACGCAAATTCAGTTTACGCATGTCAAATGTAGGTAGGCCAACATGCCAACTGTGGTTTGACAAGAATCAACCTGAAGATGGTGTCGAACCCTCAATGAATTTCATGATGAATATGATGATTGGGGACATTGTTGAAGCTGTATTCAAAGGCATCTTGACAGAAGCCGGTATTGATTTCAGTGATGGGTTCAAGTCTACTTTAAAAGTAGGGAAGCATAAGATTGATGGCACACACGATTTAATTATGGATAGGCGTGTTGATGACATTAAATCCGCATCTCCTTGGTCATACAAGAACAAGTTCAAAGATTACGAGACACTCAAGTCCCATGATGCATTTGGTTATGTAGGACAACTTGCAGGCTATGCGAAAGCACTTGGTGTTGAGCCTGGTGGTTGGTGGGTAATCAATAAAGCAAATGGGGAGTTTAAATACGTATCCGCATGGGACATGATGGTTCAAGATGAACTTGATAAGATAGAAGCTACTGCAGATACATTAGAACAAAATAAGTTTGAAAGGTGTTTTGAACCAGTTGAAGAAACTTTCAGAAAGAAACCAACAGGTAATAAGATTCTTGGCGAAGAATGTAGTTGGTGTAAATACAGGTACAAGTGTTGGCCCTCATTGCAAGAGCTACCCTCGCTTGCATCACAGGCAAAAGATCCGCCTACGATTGCATATATAGAGATAGCAGATGAGTATAAGAAAGATTCCAAAGATAAGGGCTGATGCGCTACGAAGAGGATACCGATCCGGTCTTGAAGGAAAAATTAGCGATTTCCTAACAGAAAATAATTGTAATGCAAAATATGAATGCATGAAGATTGAATGGGAGGATTTAACTTATAGAACATACACTCCCGACTTTCTTCTTCCTAATGGTATTATAATTGAGACTAAAGGCAGATTTACGCCAGAAGATAGGCGTAAACATTTAGAAATACAAAAGCAACACCCGTATTTAGATATCAGGTTTGTATTTAGCAACAGTAATTCTAAATTACGCAAAGGTTCTAAAACATCTTATGCAGATTGGTGCAGGAAACATGGATTTTTATATGCCGACAAAGAAATACCCCTTGGGTGGATTAAGCAACGAAAACGAAAGCCGCCACCAGAATTTGTTAAGTTTCCACTTAAAAAGATAGTGAGATAATCATGACAGACGAAGAACTAAAAACATCTTCTTTTGCAGTTGTACTAACGCCAGAGTTTGAGAATGGTCATTGGACTGGCGCAGTTACCGCACATATGGAAGAAGATATTTTAGATGATCTTGGTGAAGACGACATAGCAAAAATTCGGTCAGCTTGTGGTATGATGGCATCTACAGTAATGCTGATGGAAGTTGATGAAGATTTTCGGGAATATGTGCGAACATTTTTTATTGATAATTTCCAAACATGGATTGATGATTTTGTTGAAGAATCAAAATCGCCTAAGTTCACACGAAGTGAAGATGGCAAAGTCATTACACTACATATGAATACAAAAACACATGGGAATGCGTGATGGGACTAGAAAAGATTCGTGATGCCTTGACCCCAGAAGTCAATGCTATAATAGAAGACATGGTAGATACTGATGCTTTTGATGACATTGAAAAACCAGAGCACTACAATACTGGTGAAATTGAAACCTTTGATTACATTGTGGATGTGATGGGGCCATACCACGCAATTTATTATTGTTGGGGCAACGTGCTAAAATATTTAGGTACTCGCACATGGAATAAGGGCGATCCATTAGCCAATGTTAGAAAGGCTATCTGGTATCTCAAGAAGATGCGCGAGTTAATGGAACAGACGGAAGGCACAAACTGGTGAAATACTTAGGCATTGATATTGATTTAAGTAGAGATGACAGCCTTACAGAGCAAGCAATAGTCTTACTTAAAGATTACTACATGTTAGAAAACGAGGAGTCGCCTCAACAGGCATTCGCTCGTGCATCAGTTGCATATTGTGAGGGTGACTATGACTTCGCTCAACGTATTTATGATTATGCTAGTAAGCGTTGGTTTATGTTCGCTAGCCCTGTCCTTTCAAACGCACCGCTTGAGGGAGATGAGCCAAAGGGATTGCCGATCTCTTGCTTTCTTACTTATGTTGGTGACAATCTTGAGTCTCTCATCAGCCATAACTCTGAAGTTGCTTGGCTATCAGTAAAGGGTGGAGGTGTCGGTGGTCATTGGGCGGATGTACGTCCTGTAAGCGACAAAGCACCTGGCGTAATCCCATTCATGAAAGTTGTGGACAGTCAGATGACTGCCTACAAACAAGGTAAGACTCGCAAGGGTTCTTACGCCGCGTACCTCGACGTATCGCATCCAGAGATCGTGGAGTTCATTAACTTTAAAGTGCCTACTGGAGGCGATGCAAACAGGAAATGTTTCAACCTGTTCAATGCAGTCAATATTACTGACGATTTTATGGAGGCAGTAAAAAATGGAACAGAATGGCAACTTAGATGCCCACATACAGGAAATGTCCGATCTTCAATCAAAGCTCAAGAGTTGTGGGGAAGAATACTTGAAGCTCGCTTCAGAACTGGTACGCCATACCTCAATTTTATCGACACAGCCCGACGGGGGCTACCAGATTCTCAAAGAGCACTTGGACTCACAATTAATGGGAGTAACCTATGCAATGAAATCCATCTCGCTACATCTAAAGAACGCACAGCAGTTTGCTGCCTATCCTCAGTCAACCTTGAAAAGTGGGACGAGTGGAGAGACACAAGAATGGTTCAGGACTTGGTCCGACTATTGGACAACGTACTTAAATTCTTTATCCGCTATGCTCCAGAAGAGCTAGAAAAAGCTAAATTTAGTGCGTATATGGAACGCTCCATTGGTCTTGGCGCAATGGGCTTTCATGGATATCTCCAGAGCAAAGGAATTGCTTGGGAATCCCAAAATGCAATCAGAGAAAACTATCGTATGTTCAAAAGGATTAAAGAACAAGCGGTAGAATCTACTGAGCAATTAGCCAAGGAAAGAGGAGAAGCACCTGATATGGCAGGTACCGGGCGAAGGAATGCCCATCTTCTTGCCATCGCTCCTAATGCGAACAGTTCAATTATTTGTGGCTGTAGTGCCAGCATTGAACCTATTAAATCAAATGCATACACGCATCGCACACGGGCAGGTGCTCATCTCATAAAAAACAAAGAGTTAGAGTGTATACTTGAAAAGTATGGAGAAAACACTGATGCGACTTGGAAAACGATCATTGCGAGCCAAGGCTCTGTCCAGCATTTGGACTTCCTTACGCGTGAAGAAAAGAATGTTTTCAAAACAGCCTTTGAATTGGATCAGGCGTGGGTCGTCGAACACGCGGCCAAAAGGCAGGAGTTCATTTGTCAAGGGCAGTCAGTAAACTTATTCTTTCCTGCGGGAACTGACTTTTTAGATGTACACGCTGTACACGTGAAAGCTTGGAAAGATAAGCTCAAGGGTTTGTACTATCTACGTACTAGTGCCGGTGTAACAGCAGATAAAGTTGGAACATCTATTGAACGAGATGCGCTGAAAGATTATGAAGGTAATGACAAGGAAGAGGGATAACACTCCCGATTTTAATTTAACTCTAGGAATATATTCCCATGATTATTAATGGTGTGCATATGAATGATGAAGGTAAACCAGTTGATAGGTTTGATCTTGAGCAAAAGATACTGAAAGTATGGCACACTGTAGACGATCTGAGAACGCTTGTAGCGCGTCTAGAGCACATGAACGAAGATCAGGTATTCTCAGCTATATATGGATTACAAATCTTCGCTGACATGCGCTGTCAAAGCCTCTGGGACACCTATGAAAACTGTTTAAGTAATGAGAGATTGAAAAGTGGCAACAAACGTCCAACAGAAATTGCTGAAGCTTTGGATGAAGCTATTGAAAGCTTCGGTCAAGAGAAACTCTAAAAAGATAGCCAAGATTGAAAGTAGACTAATTGAGCTAGAGCTTCAAAAGAAAAATGAAAGCGATCTTCATCAGTGACATTCACTTAGGCACTAAGCAGTGCAAGGCAAAGAAACTACTTACATTTTTAAATGATAATGTTC